CTGGCCTTCCAACATGGCTTGGCTTTTTTCGTCTTCGGCCGCGGCCTTGGCCGCCAACGTCAGCCCGGCAGCGACACCACCCGCGGCGGCCGCAATCGGCAACATAGCGTTCTTGACGATGTAGCCGGCCTTCGCCCCGAACCCTTCCAGGGACTTGAATTCTTTTTTGGCGCGGTCGAACCCTTTGGTGTCCAGGCTTGAAAAAATGGGGATGTTGATTGCCACGGTTACACCAGTTTTCGGTTGACTATGCGCATTACGTCTTCCACGATTTTACGCACTTCGTCTTCGACCGTGGGGGTTACCTTTTCGGCTGACGGTTGCAGCGCTCGGGGTGCTTCGGCGGGGCCGATGTGGTCGCCTTCCGTGATCAGGTTCTGCACAAACACCCCGGTGGCGTTCCTGATACCCGAATGGTCCCAGATAGCGCCGGCTGCGTCTTTCTGTTGCAGCACTAACAGCTGATAAGGGGTGCCTTCGAACTTGACGGTGCGGCCGTTGCTGAACGTAATCGTTTTGGGTGGCCGGGCACGCTGGCCCACGATCGTGCGGATACCGCGCAACACCTGGTTGCGGTCCCATTGAGTTGTCTCCCGGCCGCCAATTAGCGGCGATTTGCCCATGCCGGATAGCGGCGGTTTCGTGGGCACCATTGCTCGGGCCGCAGTTTGCAGGGCGCGGCCTGCGCCGCCCTGAATGTCTTTGGTGATTTGCCGGCGTAGCGTGCGGTCCAAGTCGTTCAGCGCCTTCAGGGCCTCTTGGATTCCGTAAATCTCGAAGGTACTAACGGCGGCCACGTTCCCTGTCTTTCATGACTTCGGCGACCGTGTTCAGGTCTTTGACGTCGAACACTACTTCGGGCGGCCACCACCCAACGGTTACTAGTAGTTCGGCTAGTGATCGTCGGACGGTGCCGCGGGGGTAGGGTTTTCCTGTTCCTTGTCGACTACTTCAATGTCGGTCACGCTGTCCACGAACCGATCAAAGTCAGCCGGGACCACAACGCCGGAACGCTTGGACGCTTCGAACGCCAGAAACAGAAGGTCTTCGGCGCCAATCTGGCTGGCGAGTTGCGCGGCCTTCGCTCGGAACTTGCGTTCCCAGGCGACGATCACCGCAAGGCTGGTTGTCACTTCGTGGCTTTGGCCTTCGCGGTCATAGCGCAAAGTTAGACGCATGTCGGGCTACTTTCTTTCAGGCGCTGTTAGGCGCTGGTGACTTCGGAATACGTTCCGCCGCTGAAAACCACGCTGGCAGTCGTCAATTCACCCAGGGCAAAATTCGTCGGCAGCTCGGCAAGGTAAGCGCCGGTCAAAACCAGTTCAGGGTTAGTGGCGCTAACGGCACCGCTGGCGGCCTTCACCTTAACGGTGGTCGTCGTGCCGACCAGGGCCTTCAGGGTTACCCAGGTTTCGGCCGCGGCGAACGACTGGTACACCTCGAGTTCGAGCGAGTGGTCGCCCAAACCGGCCGTGTACTTCTCGGCAGAATCGCCGAACGCGGTTGCGCGCAGCTGCGTGATCATCTGATGGAAGACGGCGCTAGTGACCTGATCGGTAATGTCGACGCTGTTCACGGTGACGACTGGATTCGAGAGGACTGTCGAAGTGGCCATGCTGGGTTACTCCTGTTCGCTGTTGCTGTCTTTGTTTTTACCAGATCGGGACGGCTTGCTGGTGGAAATGAAACCACCGTCGATCAACGCCTGAACGTTGACGCCTTCGGCCGCGGCCTTGGCTTCGTCGAATTCTTCGCCGGGTGTGCCGACGCGTGGGCTGATGATGATTGCCATTTGTGCCTGCCTTATGCCTGGGCCTGAATGAACACGTTCAAATCATAGGCGGGTAATTCGACGCCGCCGATGATTGCCACGGTGGGCCGGCCGTCCGTGACGCCGATACCGGCCGTGAGAAGTAGGGCCGCCATGTTGAGAAGGTTTCGCTGGGCGTCCAAATTGTTTGGGCCGAGGCTGATCACCCGGACAGGGAATTCCATTTTGGCGATCGCTGATGACCAGGCGGTGAACCTGGGTGCGTCGATGAACACGCAGGGCGGCTGCAGGTTGCGCGGGTCGTTCACTACCGGCAGCCCGGTAAGGGTGCCGATCTTGGCGGCCAGGTCGTCCAACGTTTCGTTGAACAGGTCTGTGTAGGCCGCTACGGCCATTACGCCACCTGGGGGCGGTCAATGCCCAACAGCTGTTTGATCACGCCTGACAGGCCCGTTACGGGGTTCATGGCGTTGGTGTCAAACTGGGCAAAGGAATCGATGCTGCCGCGCTGACGGTACAACATGCCGCCATATTGGATAACGCCTAGGGAAACGTCACTAGATGGGGCCGTGGTCAGGCTGTCTTGCAGATAGCCGGCTTCCTGGCGGCGGCGGTAACAGAACGCGTTAGCGGCCGCGGCGCATTGGGTGACAAACGCCTGGTCGGCGGCGGTCGCTACGGCGATGCCGAGCCAGTCCAGAATGTTTTGTGCGGTAATCCACGTGCAGGTGGGCGCCCAGGTGCAGGTGCCGGGGGGAATGATCGACACGCGTTGCAGGTTGTCCCCGGTGTCGTAAAACAAAAGCTGGTTGGGGAACGGTACGTCGAAGTCGAATAACAGTTCGCCGTCCGTGTCGACACCAACGAATTGGTGGGTGGGTTGGGCTAGGACGGTGAAAGTTCCGTCCAGGCCCGACCCGATACCAGCCAGCGTGATTGACTGGCCCACCTCGATTTGCGTGTTGACAAGCGTTTGAACGACGCCGTAGTTGTCTTGGCGTTGTTTGAATGTGACCGAGTAGACGGCCATTGCGGCCTGCCTTTCGGGTTACGCCTGGGTGATCTTGCGAATCATTCCGCCGATTGCCGCGAACGTCGACACGTAACCGTGGTACGACATGGTGCGGCCGAGAACGTCCGGCTTTTCGATCGACATAATGCCGCGCTGTTGTTCGTAGAATTCGAACGCGTCGCCGACGCCGGTGCCCACGCGGGTGATGATCATGGTCTTGGCAGCGAAGTTGCTGTCGACCACGAGCTGCAAACCAAGCGGGGTGGAATCCCACGTGTTTGCCGCGTAGGAGCCAATCGAGTTGAAACCGGCGAGGCCAGCGCCGATGAACGGGAACACCGGGCGGTTTGAGCTGTCGACCAGCTGGCCCATCTGGCCCCAAACGTCCGGCGAAACAAACATGTGGGTGGGCATGTAGTTGCGGTTGTTCGAGACGTCAACGGCGGCGTCGTAGATCGACTTCATCAGGTCTGCGGTCGTGCCGTCCCAAACGCCACTTGCGTTGGCCGCGGTCAAGAGCGCATCAGCGCAGAAGTTGTCCGAGCTGATGAGATACTCGCCGATGAGGTCGTTCAAAATCAGCTGCATGGCTGCAGGTGAGGTGAAGTCAATGTCCTGAACGGACAGCGTGACCTGGCCAGCGAGCGTGGTCTTCGACACGCTGTTCGACGCGATGACCATTGTCTGCGCGCTGACGGCCGAAAGTTCGGTGGACTGCGTGCCAACGCTGGTATGGGTCGTGATCGTCGGCCGCACGAATGTCTTCGATGCGCCACCGTCCGGGTAGGCGCGTGCGCCGATCGCGTTCACGGCCGGGCGCACAAAGTTCAGGTCCTGCACCAGCGGTCCGAGAACCGGCACCGGAAGCAAACCGGGCGTGTCGGTCGTGAGGACGTCACCCGCAGCGGCCTGCAGCGAAGTGCGCTGAGCGTTCGCGGCTTCCTTGTACTGCGCGTTGATCTTCTGCCAAGTGTCGCCACCCGTGTGCATGGCGGCAAGAAATTCCGCTGCGCTCGGCATGCGGTATTCCTTCTTCGCCTGCGCGTAGATGGGCTGCGTCGGCACGAGCTGTGCGGCTTCGACGGTTTCGGTCACGGGCTGGTCTTCCATTTCTTCGGACTCCTTTGCAGGTTCGTTGGGTTCATTATTGCTTGCGGGTTCGTCGGTTTGTGGGATAGGTGCCGTGGCGGCCACCTGGGTGATTTGTGCCCCGGCAAACGCGGGGATTGGCACCAGGGACAGTTCGCGCCAAATGCCTGATTTGACGGTGACGCGGCCCATGTCGTCCGTGGTGTAGTCGATCGGATCGACACCCACGGAAACAGCCATAACGCCATCAGCGGCCAGCACCAGGGCTTCATCGCCCAATGCGGTTTTACTGATGCGCATTTCTGCGAGCATTTCGGCGCCGGTATCCATGCGTTCGGCGACGATGCCGACCGGCTTGGTCGGGTCGTGGTACATGAACACGCGCGGCGGTTCCCCGTCCACCGGCAAACTGCCAGCCTCGAACATGACCTGGGTACCGTCCGAGACGGTGGCCCATTCGCCATAGGGGACGGCCACGGCCGTAATCGTGCGCTTGGGTGTTCCGTCAGCGGCCGCGGCTGCGACGGTGACCTGGCGTGCGTTGAATTGAATCATGCGAGAGACTCCTGGGTGTTTTCTTCGGGCATGCGTTCTGGCTGTTCAGACTCGAGCAAATATTCTTCCGCGTCGAATTCCACGTATGTGCCGCGCGGCAATTGTTGCGAAAGATAATCCTCGATGCATTGCGCGTAAATCTTCGTTCCGAACAGCCAAAGATCGCGGCGCGCCTGGTCGCTCGACTGGTACGAATAACTGCCGGTCGACACGCCCACGAGGTACGGCGGGACGTTGCACGCGCGTGCCATTTCGAGGGCGCTGTAATTGCTGGACTCGATTAACAGCATTTTGTCGGGTGTCGCGGTTGACGGTTCGTAGGTCAAATATTCGTTCAGGGCCGCGGTCTGGTTGGTTGCTCGGGCTGCGTTGAACGCGGCCGCCAGATCGGCAAGCTCTTGCGCGGATAGTGGTTCGCCGCCTGTTTGTTTCAACACGCCAGCGGGGATAGCGCTTGATGCGTTGCGGTTGCGTGCGTCTTCAATCTTTAGCGCGGTTTGCATTGCCGTGGTAGCTGAGTAGATCAAGCCTTGGACCGGGCTGACAAATTGCACCAAGTTCGCGGGGTCCAGTTCACCACCCTGGAAAAAAATCGCCTTGGATTTGCCGAACCACACCGGGCCGGCCATGTCTTCGGTCGTGATTGACCCGGCTGGTAGACGCGTCGCCTGCGCCATGTACCCGTCCGAAGTGCGCGCTGTAATGTAAAGAAACGCGCGACCGAAAAACATGAGGTCGTCCAACAGCCATGAGAACAGGTAACTGTTCGGCATTTCTGGGTCCAACTGTTGCAGCCAGGAACGCGGCGCTAAATAGACTTCTTCCATTTCTTCGCCGTTCCACATGCGCGTGTACATCTTCAGTTCCAGCGTGCCGATGATTGACGCGTGAAGATCACGTGCGCGGGACACCGTGGGGATTTGCAACAGCTGGTTGCGAATCTCGCCTTCCTGATAGGAGTAGTACTGGCCAATCATGTTGACGCCGGTGTAACTCGAGTAGTACCCGCCAGCGGCCGCGGCTTTCGCAGGGGCAGGGGGCATGGGGCTGATCGCCGCTTTTTTCACCCGGTTGAAAACTGCCATGTGTCCCAGTCTGCCACGAACGGTAACGAAGGGGTGGAACCCCGGCGAGTCCCGACGAAACGCCGGGGGTCCACGATCACGCTACTTCCCAGCAACCACCAACATTGGTTTGCCTGTCTGCCCTGGGCGGGACTCGAGCGCGACAGCCCACACCATGCACCGGGCCAGCGTTATGTCTCCAGGTGACTTTGTGCTGGACAACGCGACGCTTCCCTGGTGTTTGACCATGACGGCCCGTTCCACGTGTTCTGACAGGCTGGCGTGGCCCTGGTGCGACACCTTGCCGTCGATGATCAGCGACCTGACACCGAGCGTCCATTTCAACAGTTCCCGGTATCCGACGATCGTCCGGCGACGTTCCAACACGGGTGGGCAATGCAGCTCGAGCGCTGGCACGATCGCCAGGCGCAATTGCGGGTTGGCCGCCACGGCCTGATCGACCGCGGCCCACATTTCGGCCTGTGTGTCAACATTGAATTCGACCCCTACCCGTAGGCGGCCTTCGGCGTCTTTCACGCACCTGACGCCCATATAGCGGCTTTCGTCGCTCGAGCAATCGACAGCCAGAACCCCGCCAGCCGGCAAGTCGATCGGCTGCGCCAACTCGGACCACAAACCTGGTTCTAGCCAGGCGTTCGACTGGACGGTGAACAGGTTCACGTGGCCGCGAAGAAACGCGTTGCGGTTCGGTGACTTCGATCGGTCGCGCAGCGTGTCCAGGGTGATATGGCGGCCCATAGCCGGGTTGGCGTATGCCCAGGCGTCGGCGGTCATCGGGTCCATACCGGGCGGCGGTTCGTAACTGGCGAAGTACAGCGGCCCGGCGTCGCCGGTGTCGATCTGCCGCAAACCCTGTTCCCGCCATTTCAACATGAGCCGGGACTCAGTAGTGCCAGCCGTTGAGAACATCGCCAACAGCGGATTAGGTCGCGCAATCTGCGCCGGCGCGAAACCTTCGTCGACACATTCTTCCGAGACTGCCCACGCTTCGTCCACGACCACCAGGTCGATCGAATACCCGTGACCAGCCTGTGGGGTGGCGGCCCGGACAATCCATAGCGACCCGTCCGGCATTGAAAGTTCCTGGCGGCCATAGGACCGGCTGACTTTGGCCCCAAGTTTGGCCTCAAGGATTGGCGCCAGATATTTGAACAGCGACGCGGCCAAATCCAGTTTGTGTGCCGTCGACAAGACGACTTGTGGGCGGCCACGAGCTGTGCCCTGCGTGGCAAGCCACCAACCGATCAGCGCCGACATGAGGGTGGTTTTTCCGTTCTGCCGGGCAACCGACACAAGAGACTGTCGGCAAACCCAATTCCCGTCGACCTGTTGCGTCATGCCGGCCGCGACATGCAGCTGCCACGGCTCGAGGGTGACACCCAGAATGGCCTGGGCAAAGTCCCCAATCTCGGTCGCTACCGATTCGGCACCACTCTTAGTGGTCGTTTCCAGTCGGGGCCGATCGTGACCAGTTGCCGCCAGTTCGGGCAAATCCTTGTGGGATATACGTTTTAGAAGGTGCGGGGTGTCCTGGGCCGCCTCAGAAAAAACACTTTGCGTGGTCGCGTCGTTTGGTCGCGTGGTTTGGCCGCCGATGATCGCGCCGTGTTGGTCGCGTTCTTTGCGCACCCGGTAGGCCTGGCCGCGCCTCGAGTTGCAGGGTTTGCAGACTGGGCGCAGGTTCTCGAGCGCGTTGGTGCCGCCGGCGTCGGCCTCGAGTATGTGGTCAGCTTCGGTGGCTGCGTTGACGCCGCATAGCACACACACTGGGTTGTCGCTCAACAGTTTGGTTCGGTTGCGTTTGTAGTCAGCGTGGTTGCGTATGTCTGCCATGTGTGTGTTTCCTTCCACGTGCGAGTCCTGGACTTGTACCCCCACCCCTGTGCCTCACGGGGTTCCCATTCGTATTGTCTCGGCCGCTGTTTAGACCGGGCGCACATGCTCGAGTTGGCCCACTACGGCGCTTTCTCGGGCATGCGACAGTTGCCCGTTCCCGGGCGACATGCCCCGCCACCTGCCACGGTGGAACGGCCTTGTGCATGATTAGGTTGTGTGGCCGCCGCTAGTGGTTACATGCGGGGCACGGTTTTGGGAACGCGTATTCGATTGGTTGGCCGCGGTATTGCAGCGTGGTTTCTTTACCGGCGACGATCTTCACGCGCGGGTGCGTGAATGGGTCGCCGTCGAACACTCGGCTGCCGTCATGGTTCACCCGGTCGGTTGGTTCGTAGTGAATCCATAGGGTGTCGTCGCAGATCAGGCAGCTGTCGATCTTGGGTAGTTCGCGGCGCAGAATTGTCCGGGCCGCCGACTCAAGTTGCTGCAGGGTGGGGAATTCTTTGCAGTTGTCGACCAGGTGCCTGGCTAGGTCTGCGCGGCGCTGGTTCGGGAAGTCGACCAGCCATTTAGATTTGGTCCACGCGTCGAACACTTTTGACGGTGACAGTTTGCTGGTCGGGAACGCACCTTCTAGGTAGTTCTGCAGTTTGCCTATGTCGTCAGGCGTCATAGCCACCCCCAAAGTGGTGCCAAGGGTCGCCGGGCACGTCGATCGTCACTTGTGTGTTGGCCGCCTCAAGTTTGGCGATAGTGGCGTCGGCTTGGATTTCGGCTAGGCGTGCGAACGCGGCGCGGATTTCTGCGCGTTCTGCGTCGGTCAGTTTTGCCACGGCAACCCCCGCAATCTCTCGGTGATCTGTTTCATGTCTGAAGGCCGCCAGACGTAGTATTCGACGCCTGGGCAAGCGGTCAGGGTGTCGGCCCACGCGCGTTGGTCGTCGCTGATTCGGCCGCGTTGTGATTTCAGTTCAGCGAAGATTATCGACGGCATTTGCTGGCCGAACTGGCGGCCGCTAAAGCCTGCGTGGGCTAGCACCAGGTCTGGAAACCCGACATGGCCTTGGACGTTCGTCAGCCAGGTGCCCCGGCTGGTCATGCCAGGTTTTACGTGGTGGACACGCCAGCCGAGGACGGCGGCGAGGTCCACTACGGTGTCCTGGAATTGTTTTTCGGTCATGTGCAGGGCCGCGGTCATTTCTTTACCTTTGCGATCGTCTTCAGGTGGTTGATCATCTCGCGTGCATCATCAAACGACAGGCCGGCTATGGCGTCTTCGTCGACTGGCATTTCGCGTTCGGCTGACATGGTGGTGATGAGGCCGATCTGGCCTTGTGTGATCTTGCCTGGTCCCGCGGCTTTGGCTTGGCGGCGGTCTTCGATCTGATCGACGCGGCTCGGTTGTTCTTGCCGGTTGCGCACTTCGTTCGCGCTGGCCAGCGACGCGGTAATGCCGAACCCCATGTAGCCCAATGCGCGGCCCAACGCTGAAGTGGCGCTGTTCGCTTGTTCGGACAGTTTGGTGTACGGGGTGCGGCCAGGGAAAGGTTCGTACATGTACGCGGTTACCGGTACCGGGTCGTCTGGGTCGCGCGCGACGGTGACGGCACACTCAATGAACAGTTGGTCGCCGACCTGGACTACGGCCGGGCGGTGTTCGGTGATGCGCAGCTGCGGGTATTTCTCGAGCGCCTGAGTTAGGCGGGTTTTGACGTCTACGTAATCGGACAGGTCGTAACTCACGGGTTGGCCGCCTTGCTTTGCCAGTATTCGGCTGCCTGTTCGGCGTCTCGCAACGCTCGGCGCAGGCGGGTTATTTCTTCGTCCTGCATGCTGATTAGGTCGTTACGGTTGTTGATCGTTTCTTGCAGCCGTAGCGCCCGGTCGTGCAGTTCGTGGACCAGGTAGCGGCGTTGGCGCCAAAGTTTTGCCAGGTTCATTGGGCGCACCACACAATCGCGTCGCGGCCCCATTGGGTTGTGCGGCGTTGCCCCGAGTCGTACAGGTGGCCGTCAGCGACCAGGCCGTTCACTCGAGCCGAAACTGATTGTGGCGGCATGCCAAGTTTGGTGCCGATTTCGTCGTTGGTGAGGCCGCCAGAACCCGCCAGGAACACGGCGTCGAATATGCGGCGGCGTTGGGTGCCCGAGTTACCTAGGGCGTCTTGGCCGGCTTTGCGGCTGGTGTCTTTTGCGTCGCGGCGCCACGGTGCGTGGGGCCTGTTGATCGGCGGCGGTGGGACTGCGAACAGGGTGTCGTCGTCCCATTTGTTTGGGTCGTGAATGTATCCGGGCATGTCGGGTGCCTTTCGTTATTCGTAGCGGTGGTGTGGGTCGTCGGGTGTGGTCAGAATGTCAAAACACAACCACAGGGCTGTGCCGATGAACGCTAGACAGATTGTGGCGATTGCAATTTTTTCAGCCATTGCGCAACACCTCGAGCCATGCGATCGCGTTGCGAATGGTGTCGTATTGGTCGGCGTTTTCGAGCGCTACGGCTTGGGCGATTGTCCATAGCCGGTCGATCGTTTCCTGCACCGGCATTGTGATTCGTGCCGACTGTGCCATGCGGCTAATTACCGCGGCGTAGTCGATCGGTGGGCCACCAGGTTGTTCCATGTGTTGTCTCCTATTGTCGGGGATAGGTGTTCGCACCATAGCACGAACAATTACGGGGTGTGGGAATGTCCCGCCCAGGGCCGCCACCCATACAGTTTCCATAGGACCAGGGCGGCGCGCAGGTTGCGGGTCAGGTCGAACAGGTCGTCGGCGTTGCGAATGACGCGCACGTTCACCAGGTAGCGCACGTTGCTGCCGTTGATTTGCATAACGCCGCGGCTGCCGTAGACGGTCGGGTCCAGTTTGTTGTGGGCTTTCGGGTTGCAATGGCTTTCCCTGGCGGCAATGCGGCGCAGTTCGCGCAGCTCACGGACCGGCCAACCAACCTGCCGCGCTACACGCGCTACACGATCGCAGGCTGGCGTGTCGGTCTCGTAGTAGGCCGCGGCCACGTTCGGGGCGCAGACGGCCATACAGGCGGCAATCAGGGCCGCCGACAGGCGGCGGGTCACCGGGCACGCACCAGGTCGACGGTATGGGACCAGGCGCCGGTGGCTGGGCGGGTCGCCAGGGTGACCAGTTGGATTTGCCCGGTCGTTGGGTCTTGGAAGATTTGCACCAAGACTTGCCGGTCGTGGCGTTGCGTTTCGGGTGGCAGCCAGCCGGAGAACGCCGCGTAGTTGATTTGTTTTGGGTCCATAGGGGCACCTGCCTGTCGTCGGGACAGGTAAAACCCTAACGCGGGGTGGTCACTTTTTGGGTGAACCCACCCAAACGTCAAGTTTGGTAAGGCTTTTCCAGGTTTTGACCACCAGGCGGTCGTCGTCGGCGAACGCTGGCGCAACCTCTAGGTGGTACCAGCGGGACGATCGGCCAGGGGTGCCGGCGTTGTCTGTCGCTGTGTAATCCTTCCAGCCGGGTTTGCCGTTGCGGTCGCACCGCCACCCGCGGCCCCACGTTTCGGTGCCGGTTTTGGTGGTGCCGGCGTAGTCGTGCAGTTCCTCAAGCATCAGGATTTCGTAGTTGTCGACCAGCCATTTGGCGACCTGGGCCGCGAGGGCCGGGTCGACCCACCCAAGGTCCATTGCGCGGCCGGACCCGTGGACGCTGGGCAGATTGCTGCCGCGCATTGGCCGGACAGCGAACGTGCCGAGGTTGGTGAACCCGTAGGTTTTGCACATGAGCTGCACAAACTTTTCGGTACCTGGCCGTTTCCCTGCGGCCGGGACATCGGTTCGCCCGGTGTATTTCATGCCCCGGACGGCCTCAACACGCGCAGGTCTTGGGTGCCGCTGGCCGTCACCGCATACAGCGTTTCGTTCGCCGGGATAATCATCTGGAACGGGACCGTCGATTTCTCGGTTGCCATGCCGGTTGACGACGTAACGCCGGCGCCGCCCAGGTAGACGACGCCGTTACCGACAACGTGCAGGTAGATCGTCCGCCACGATTCGGCGGCCGTAACTACGACGCTGGCTGTGGTGGTGACTGTGTGCTGTGAACTAATCATGGTCGCTTTCTATTCGTCCGGGATTCCGTCGCCGTCGCGGTCACGGCGGCCACCCGCGGCAATCATGACACCCGACAGGGTGCCGGTCAGGAACATGACCACGGGGTTCAACAGCTTGAAAAATTCGGCGTCGACGCTCGAAAGTTCGCCCTGATAAACGAAAAGTAATCCGTAGAGCATCATGCCAACGCTGAACGCTAGAACGGCCGCCAGGACAACGCCGACAATGAAACGCAGGCGTTGGTTTAGTTCCTCGCCGGTGTATCGGGGTTTGTTTGTTTTCAACATGTCAAGGCCATTTGGTTAGGTGCGCTGGTCGGTGTCCAACCGAACGCTTTGTTTTTGGTTCGTACTGTGGTTGTCGTCGACGCTGAGAAACAATCGGTCGGGACCCGTTGGACGGTGCATGCCACCATGACGGCTGTCAGTATCAGCGCCGCGAACGCGGCGCGCCAAATCATTCTGGGTTTGCCTCCTCTGGTGCTGTTTCTGTCCAACCTGACGCGATCAGGTCGGCATATTCCTGTTCGGTCATTTCGCGTTCAATCGTTTCGCCGGTAATGGCGTCGTGGAATGTTCCTGTCGGGTTTTGCATGTTCTAAGCCTTCCTATATCCATAAACATAAATCGTTCCGCCGCTAATGCTTGTCACGTTAGAACTCAAAACAAACCCTGTTGCTTGGGTTGTGCTGGCGCACACGCCGCCAAACGAGTAATAAGATGACGTCGAACTTCCTTGCACAAACAAATGT